AATGTCACATGCTTTAGACGATTGGGGAAGTAAATATGATGAATTAGGAAGATTAAATAGTTGGTGGGGTGAAAAGGATAAAAAAATTTTTCAAAAAATACAAAAAGATGTTATAAAACAATATGAAATTTTTGCATCTTATGATGGCATAAAATTTGATGCTGCTCCTAGTGTAGGAGAAGATTTAGCAGATATATCTGGTTTAGCAATATGTCAAGAATATTTAAGAGACTTTCAATTAAAAAACCAGGATGTTTTACCTATTCAGTCTATATCGTTTGAATCTTTTTTCATATATTTTGCTATTCAATCTAGACAAAAAATTTCCAAAAGAGCTATATTAGCTCAATTAAAAACGAATCCACATCCTTTAGACAAATATCGTTGCAATGTTCCATTATCAAGAACCAATATATTTAGGGCAATTTATAATGTTAAAAAAGGAGATAAAATGTGGTGGCATTCAACAAATAGTGTTTGGAACAAATTATAATTAATAAAAAAAATACTTTAGAAAAATATAAATTTCTGCAAAAACAAGCGTTTGCAAAAATTTTTTTGTTAGTTATATATATAAATGGCATATTCTCGTCGTCATCGTCGTCACCGCAAGGGTGGTAAATCATACTCAGCTGCTCGTTCTATGAAACGTATGGCTTCTCGCGCTGCTTCCGCTGCCGCTGGCCGTGCTGCCTCTGCCGCCCGTGCTGCCTCTGCCGCTGCTAGTCGCGCCGCCTCTGCTTCTCGTTCCGCCTCTGCTGCTCGTTCTGCTGCCGCTGGCCGTGCTGCTTCTGCTGCTGCCAGTCGCGCCGCCTCTGCTTCCCGCGCTGCCTCTGCCGCCGCCAGTCGTGCCGCCTCTGCTTCCCGTCAATAAGCTTTCATAGCTACTTATTATAACTTATAATTAAATATTTGATTTAATAAAATATTTAATATTTTTAGTATATATAATGACCACAAAGCGAAACAAATATTTAAAAAGAAATAAATATTCTAGAAGAAATAAAACACACAAAATGTATGGAGGTAAAGCTAAAACAGGAAAGAAATGGGTAACTGCGATTGATGCTGCTACGCATACTTTAGATAAAACAGGTTCCATTAGTGCTGCTAAAAAGACTCTTAAAAAACAGGCATTGTTTAATGCTCGTAAATTGTTTGGTAGCATTTAAAATGCGTTTTACAATGTTTATTGTATATTTATAAAGATATAAAGTTATTACCATAATAGATTATAACTTTATAATGACTTGTTTTGTAGCATTGTCATATGTATTTATTTTATTACTAATTATACATTTACTTCATATGCCTTTTGTAATTATAATGGATAAATTTATTAACTATTATAATAAAAAAATTTTTTAGATTAAATTTTATGAATTATCTGCGATAATGTCTACGAGAACTTCTTTTTTGTGTTTTTCTCTTTTTATGTGTTCTTCTTTTTCTATGTGTTCTTCTTTTTCCAGCTTGTTGTACTAAACCATATGGATTATTAACGTTGTTAATACTCTTCATTGTAATATAAAGTAATATTATTTATTTTATATAATTGGTTTTACAGGGTTTTGATTATTTGTAGGCAATGAAATAGCAGAAGAAGGCAAACTATTTGGTGTTTCTATAGTAATGCCAGGTATTGGTTTTAATGGTTCAGAACTAGGTGACTTTGCTTCTAGAGATGTAGTGCTAGAAAGTTGTAGTGGTAATGGTACTGGTTGTTGTAGTGGTAATGGTACTGATACTGGTTGTGGTTTTATTAAAGGTTCCTCTTTTATAGGTGCAGAAATACTTTTAGTGTTTTCTATTATCTTAGTAGATTCTTTTTTAAGAGCTTCAATTTGTTTTTCAGTTGTTGATAAAATTTTAGATTCTACTATTGCTTCAAACAATTTAACCCCATTAACATAATCTCTTTCACAATTAACATATAAATCAACGATTAAGCGTCTAGTTTTAACAATAGATTTTTGCAATACATTATCATTCAAATTAGGATTAACTCTAATAACTCTTTTTCCAGAATAAGGATCTGTAACATTAGTAAATAAATCATTAATAACAGATAATAATTTATATTGATTATCTGCTGCATGTTGAATCATATTTTTTATATTTTCTGCATAGTCAACAAATAACTTATCTTTTTTATTAAGAGTATATTTCATTTTTAAAGTAGGATTATCTCCTTGACAGCCTGGTTTTTTGCTATATTCTCGCAACTTAATATCGCTAAATTTGGTATATTCAGAAGGCATCGTTTCATTTCCTGTAAAAGTAGTATAAAACAGTTTTAAATCTTTAAAAAATTGCTCTTCAGTAGGTTTAGACATTCCAGTAAAGCTTCCATTAGAATAATCGTATTTATCATCAAGATAAAGTTTCATAAGCTCAGTAATCCCTGGTTCGTCTGCAAGTGTTTTTTCAAGTCCATTTTTACTTACATTCATATCACAAACCCTAGGTTGAATCGTTACAGAGCTTGTCGTATCATCTATTTGTTCCCCCTTTTTTAATGCTCTAATTCTGTTATCACAAATATTTAGTTTATATAATTTTCTATTTACATTTTTTGGTATTTTGTCTTTTTGCAATAATCCGGTTTTCACTGTTTGACCTGTAGCATCTTTATATGTATAAACAGGATTAATTGTCATAACAATAGCGGCAAACAAATGAGCTATTTTAACATAAAATTTGGCAATACCTATACAAACACGTCTCTTTTTTATACTTTTTTGTTTATCATTTGATATATCTAAACTATCTAATTTATCTTTATTAATATAAATAACCTTTTCCGTATTAAGGTCATTTACTTCAACACCATTTTTGATTCTTTGAGCAAGATATGTAACTTCCATATCATTAAAATATCTTTCAATAATATCCGAAGTAACTATAACTAAGTTATTACAGTAAGCCTTTTCGGAAAGTTTGCTTAAACTCTTAAAGTCCATTGTTAAAATATAATATGTAGCAATATAATCAACTACATCATAAAAATTATCAAATTCTTTATTAGCATTATTTTTAGAAGATGTATTTCCCATATACTATACTATTTTAAAAAAATATAATTAAAATAATATAAATAAAATTGAATTAGAAATATATTATCTATTTGAAAGATAATACAAAGATGAGCAAAGACAAAAGTCAAAAAAGAAAAAATAATAATATAAACAAGACCGAATTGTGGAATATATTTGATTCTGAAATAGAGAATCCTGAAAAGCAAAAAATTCCACTAGAATGTATTTATGGTTCAGGTAATAGAGAAATTTGCGAGCGATGTGAAAGTATTTTAGCATTTTCAGAAGAAGGATTTTTAACATGTACAAATAACAAATGCGGTATTATTTATAGAGATCTAATAGATCAAAGTGCAGAATGGAGATATTATGGCGCAGATGATAATCAAAATTGTGATCCTACTAGATGTGGAATGCCAATAAATCCATTATTAGAAGAGTCATCCTATGGTTGTAAAGTATTATGTAATGGACCAATGACATATGAAATGAGAAAAATCAGACGATATACAGAATGGATGGCAATGCCATATAAAGAAAAATCACGATATGACGAGTTTCAAATAATAACAACTATGGCACAAAATGCTGGTATTCCAAAAATGATTATAGATGACGCTATCGTTTATCATAAAAAGATTTCTGAATATGAATTAACCTTTAGGGGGGATAATAGAGACGGAATTATTGCAGCTTCTATTTATATTGCTTGTAGAATTAATAATTATCCAAGGACTGCAAAAGAAATCGCTTCTATTTTCCATCTAGATGTGACAAGTGCAACAAAGGGTTGCAAAAATGCACTTGCGATTATTAATAATTTGGAAAAAGATATGGATAACAAAGAAAAAACAAATTTTGGAAAGACAAAACCAGAGGCATTTATTGAGCGATATTGTAGCAAATTAAATATAAATAATGAGTTGACAAAGCTTTGTCAGTTCATTTCCATGAAAATAGAAAAATTGGATATAATGCCCGAAAATACTCCGCCTTCCATTGCAGCAGGAGTTGTATATTTTGTTTCTCAAATTTGTAAACTAAACATAAGTAAAAGAGATGTAAAAAATGTTAGTGAAACAAGTGAAGTAACCATAAACAAATGTTATAAAAAGTTGGAAAAAATTACTAAAGATGAAAATATAATTCCTGCTGCAATATTAAAAAAATACAACCTTATCAACCTTTAGAAAAGGTTGAGCCAAATCCACTTAAACATTTGATTAATATTTTGCTCCACTTTTTCTAAAAGTGGATAAAGTGGAATTATTCTCTCTTAAACAATTTATACAAATCCTTTGTTGTTCTATAAATTCTTTTTTTATTATGGTTTCTAATTTTTTGAAATACTTCAAAGAATTCTTTTTCCAATTGTTCAAGTTCTTCAGTTTCATTAACCTCACCACAACATCTATTTTTTAACTCTTCATAATCATCTGCAATTTGCTGATCAATATTAGTTTGTTCATACAAAAACCCTTCTTTGCCACACAATTTTTCATTATTCCTGCAGTGCACTGCCAAATTATTTACAAGTGTTCTTCTATCATTTAAATAAATATAGTCTTTAAAATTTTTACACAATCCCAAATCAGGGTTTGATTTATGTGGTATATAAAATTTGCAAGAATAGCAAGATGGCTCAAATGCATAAATAATAGAAATGCATGAAAGTATAAGCAAATATGGTAACATTATTATTAGTAATATTAACATTATCTCTTTAAATATATTTTGATATATTTAATGTATAAGTATCTTTAAAATGTACTAAACTAGTTATAATAAAAAAAATATAAAATTAAATAAAACTATAATAATGACTGATGAAGTAAAGGAAGAGAGAAAAATTCCGAAACGTATTTTTATTGTTCCATATAGGAATCGTATTCAACACAAATTCTTTTTTAGCAAATATATGAGTTTTTTACTTGAAGACAAAGATGATTATGAAATATATTTTTCTCATCAATGCGATGCACGAACATTTAACAGAGGTGCTATGAAAAATATAGGTTTTATTGCTGCCAAAAATAAATATCCAGAACATTACAAAGATATAACATTTATATTTAATGATGTAGACACTATGCCATTTTACAAAATTTTTGACTATACTACAACACATGGTGTAGTAAAACATTATTATGGGTTTAAATATACTTTAGGTGGTATAGTTGTAATAAAAGGTGCTGATTTTGAGAGGTTAAATGGTTATCCATGTTTTTGGGGTTGGGGTATGGAAGACAATGCTTTACAAAAAAGATGTGATGCAATAGGATTATACATAGATAGAAGTCTCTTTTATGATATTGGTAGTCCAGAAATACTTCAACTATTTGATGGAGTCTCCAGAATTATTAGTAAAAAAGATCCTTGGAGAGGAGAATATGATAATGGTATAGATGGTTTAAGAACAATAACACAATTAAAGTATAATATAGATTCAAAATCAGAAAATCCAAATGACAATATTTTTGCCATAAACAATCCTTATACATTTTATATAAATGTATCTACCTTTTTGACATATATTCCATTTGGTTCAGAAGAATATTATAATTATGATTTAAGAGAACCAAAAAGAAAAATAATACATCCAGATAAAATTAGAGAGACGAAAAAGACTGTTGTAACAACAACGGACTGGTCAAATATTCCACATTACCCAACAACATTAGAGAAAAAAGAAAATGTTGCAAAATATTTAATGTCTATGGGCAAACAGGTTCCACCAAAATTAATATATGAAATAGAACAAGGTAAAAAGAGAGAAATAGAAGAGGATGTATATAATAATTTCACAAACAATCCTTTAAAAAATAATCCATTAAATGCACAGCCCGTTACACAAGTGTATCTACAGCAGCAACAACAAAATCATGTTACACACGTGACACATCCACAACAAATACCCTATCAAAATAATCATGTATCCAGAATGGCACCGCAAATGGCACCGCCACCTCCTCCACATAAGTATTCGCAGCAATATGCAGCTTATGTAGGTGCAAGACCTAGAGCCCAAGCAAGTGCTAGAATAGGTTTAGGAGGTGCTTTTTAATTTATAAAGGGATTTTAATTATAAGAATAATAAAAGTTTAAAGATATTTTTATTATATTTAAAATGACTACCAAATATAATGAAATTGTTAAAAATGTAATTAATATTTATGATGATATGCCGCATTCAAACCAAAAATGTCAAGATATTAAAGAAGAATGGATGAAATTTTGTTTTCATACTAGAAACAAAAAACATAAAAATTTTTTGTTTTATAAAGGAAGCCAAACATGTAATGAATTATTTAATGATTACTATGAATGTTTTGTGAAAGATAAGACATAGCAGAGTGAAAAGTGTAAGCTATAATTTTTTCCACACATAAACCATTTCTGTATAATCATTTTGTCTTTTGGATTTCTTTAATGGGAACGACTCATGCGCTTCACCTAATAATTCCTTCAACACTTTATCATATACTTCCTTACATACATTAATTATATAATGACCTCCGTTTTGAAGACCATTATATGTATTCATAAATAATGGCTTATAAAATTTTTCGTCCATATCTTTTTTTGAATCATAATTTACTGAATTTGGATATTTTTCTATCGTATAATAAGGTGGAGATGTAAATACGGTGTCGTATATAATATTCGTATAATCAAACTGGACAGCATCGCAAATATGGATATCAAACTGGGTCGCCGACTTTGTCTGCAAATACGTAACCAAATTGGCGTAAGGTTCTTTTAACTCTTTGTTTATTTCTATACCATAATAAGCTTCTAAATTTAATGCAGCTGCAGCAACCGCTGATCCGCCCCAGCCGGCGCAAAAATTCAACACCCGTTTTGCTTTGTATTTTGTATAAATTTCCATACAATTTAACGGGCGCATTATATTTATTGCACTTATACAAATATTATATACTTCTTTGAATACAATGTATTCATTTTTGGTATTGTTTTTATTTTTAACTTCTTTATAATATGTCAACATTGTTTGAATAAACTTCTTTTTTTTAAATTCATCTATTCTCTCTATAAACTCAAAGAAACTTATATCGTACTTACCTTTTGTCTCTAAGCGTTGTGTAAATGTAAAATAATCAACCACATTGTTTCCAATGCGCGATCGCGAAGACATTGTATCAGCGGTAGAACCGATTTTTATTAATTTATTCATTTCTTCTTCTACGTCACCTATTTTTATATTTTTTATTTGTTTTGCAATAAATTTTTTATCTTCTTCATTAAATTTTTCCGCTTCCATTTAATTTTAAAGAGATAAATATTTAAATCTAATTACTAATTAATTTTTCTATGATATCATTTCTTAATTTTACGTGATGTTCTTTTAATGAATTACCGCTATATGTCGTTTGATCTTTATGTATTCTATAATATAATAATGGCTCTTCAATATTATAAAGCAATCCATATGTTTTTAAAACTCTTAATTCTAATTCAAGATCTTCGGACATTGAACCCATATTAATATTATAATTACCAACAGATTTAATAGCGGATTTTTTATAACATAATGTTGGATGATTCATAATCCAATGCGATTTTAAATTTTTATATTCATCCCAAGTAATTCTGTTATTATGGTTTGTTAGTTGCAACATTTGTTTTTCTTTTGTATTTTCCAGAGTCTTAAACATTTGAATATTTGAACCACACATAACACAATCAGATGTTTCTTTCATAAATAAAAGTTGAGTTTTAATTCTATCAGGAAACATTATATCGTCAGAATCCATTTTAACAATAATGTCATGCGAACATAAATCAACACCTGTATTTAAACAATAACTTATCCCTTTATTTTCTTCCATTTTAATATATTTTACATCAGTAAATCGTGTGTTTGATTGAAATTTTTTTAATTCAAGTTCCAAAAGCGTAGTGTTTAATTCGTTTGAACCATCATTAATCCATACTATTTCCATGCCAAAATGACCATTTTGATTTTTAATAGATTCTAAACATTCCGTTACGTAAACATGTTTTGTATTATAACTTGAAATTAAAATAGAAACCCATTCATTCGGCATTTCATATTCATATGGTAATTTTATTTCATTCATTGTTTCGTAATGTTGTTTTGTAGATCCCCACTCCTGATAAGCGTATACCTTTTTATGCCCTTCGTATTTTTCTCCTGTAAAATGTAGAGGCAAAAATGTAAAACTAGGATACACTACAAAATCTTTATATTTGTCCGTTTTTAATAAATTAGTTAAAAGTCCTGGTCCAAGCGATATCCAAGGTGGATTAGTTAAAATATGCTCTAAATTTGTAATATCTAGTATATAATTAATAGCATCATTACATAGCGGATAATCAGGAACAAATCCCATATTTCCATTAGCCACTAATTCGCCTCGCATTTTTTCATTTTCATAAGTTGCAAATGCTTTATTATTTATAAAAACATCTCCTAATGGCTCTACACATATAGAGTCTGCATCTAAATAAATACCACCATATCTTTGTAATATCTCTAATCTCATAATATCAGCTTTACCGTGATACAAATCCACCATATCTATTATTTTTTGGCACTTAAATGTAAAATTTAGTTCCTTGATTTTTTCTTCTGTCCAACAAATATATTCATAATCAGGGTTTTTAATTTTCCAGGTCTCCATAAATTTTGAAGGCATTGGTTTAGGACCTATCCAAATTTGATGTATTATTTTTGGAATACTCATAATGTTTAAATATATATTAAACTTTATATTTATATTTATAATAAGTTTAAATATTTATATTAAGTTTAATATTAAAATTAACTTTTAAAAATAAATATACATAGATGGGAGAATTAAATGAAATAACAGATATTAAAAACATATTATACATAAATTTAAGTTTTCGCGAAGATAGAAAAGGACATATTGAAAAACAACTAAAAACAGCGGGGTTTAATTCGTTTGAAAGATTTAATG